GACTGTCAATTTGTTCTGTGTGCCAATAATTGCGATACTTTCTAAAGCATTCTCTAAAACGCCCACTATTTTTAGTAGGGTTTCCAAATGCACACCATATAATCTCAGTTTCCTTATCCGTCAAAGCACCCTCTGCAACTTCCCAAATAATATCTGCTATAGAAGATGCCTCATCAAATATGATAAGGATACGATTTCCTTGATTATGTAGACCAGCGAATGCATCAGGATTGCTTTCCGACCACGGAATAGCATCTATTCGCCATGTTTTCTCGTACTGTTTGTCAGCACTAAATAAAGCTGTAGCAGTGTATGTAAATAGTTCCTTTCCTATAAACAGGTTGTACCACTTACTCAACTCCGCCCATGTTTTAGACGATAACTGTTTTTCTGTATTAGCAGTAACTACACCTCTTGTATTTTCGTGTGTGGCCATAGCAAACAAAATAAGAAACGATACTAATGTTGATTTTCCGATGCCATGACCTGATGCAATTGCAATTTTAATTGCCTTTGAAAGGCTTTTACCTTTCTTTAATTCATCCCCAATCTTTTTTAAGATTTTAATTTGCCATTCATCAGGGCCGTCAAAGTTTTCAAGTGGTGTTCCTTTTTCTCCCCAAGGGAATGCGAAATATACAAAGCCTAATGGATCATGCGTAAATGAACCCAACGCATCAATCAGTTGTGCCTTGTTGTACTTCATCTGATTTCACCCTTGCTTGTTTCATGCGGTCTGATATGTCAATCTCTATTTCTGCATCAAGTTTTACCTTGTCAGTAAATAGCATGTGCCTTTTACCCAACAACTCGGCTGCTTTAGTTCTATCTGCAATTGATGCATCCAAGCCAAATGCATCTTTTTCTTCACCATTCATTACCTTAGTTAGGTACTCCAGCACTTCATCAGCCGTTGCGATTGTGTTTTTACTACGCTTTTCCATTACATCATCTATGTATTTACGTACCTTTACTTTTCTTAACAGCTGACTTCCCTTACTTGATGCACTTTTTTCTGCATATCCAGCCTTAATTGCACTCTGTGTTGCATTGGTAGTCTTGATATACTCATCTGCAAATATACGTTCTTTTTCTGTTAAGGTGCTAGCATCTGCCATATATCAATCACCACCTTTATATGTCTTAACTAAAAATAGCAGTACTTCATGTTGCTTAGTACTGCTATACTCACTTTCTTTTTTATAGAGTTGTCCTTGCTTGAATGTTTTTCCCTTTTTGTACTTATGAGGGAATGTCAGTTTGTATTCTTCCTCTGTGTACATTCGATTAACGATATATACCTTGCAAGGCTTATCGTATTTGCTCCATAATTGCCTTACATCGACTACATACCGCCTGCCGTTCATTTGTAATGCTTTAAGCAGTTTCTTTATTGTAGGTTGATAATTCACATCAAGCACCACACAATACCAACTATAATCAATACACCGCACACAATAGCTAGGCAATCAATAATGCTTAACACGTTATCTTCTCTATGTTCAAACGCATATTTTGCTTTCGCTTGTAGGTCTTTATTGTCTAAATCTTGTGCAGCTTTTTTGAATAACGCTCTATCTTTAATGAATTGTTTAATTGCTTTAATCATTTTAGTACTTCACCGCCTTTCCGCTTTAACTTCCCATTAGATCTAATACACAAACCGCATGTACTTTTTCTTGCATTCCCCTGTGTGATGTATGTTTGGCATAATCCGTCATACTCAATGACATTAGCCGTGCATTTCCCTTTCTTGTTGTTCAAGCATTTACGCTTACAACACAATATATCAGTCATCATTTCTCCCCTTTTGATAACTTTATACAAAAAACGAGATATATCGCCGTGGATATACCTCATTATGTGATAGTTTTATTCATTTTCATTGTATACTCAAAACCAAAGTTATATAGTTAGCTATTCGCCAACACGAGTATATGAATTGTAATCACGGCTAACACTCGCTAATTATCACTAACCAAGATACTCGGTTCTACAGAACGTATATAGCTTTAGTTTTCAGTATGCAATTGCACTCTCTAAACTAATACCGCCAGTTGTTTGTAGTATGTAACATTTTTTTGCTTAAGGTTTTATCTCATGAAACGTATAGTTGGTTGTTATTGCAATATTGGAAAGGATTATATGTGCGGTATTAGTTTACAAAATGCAATGTAAGAGGTGCGGTGCAGTTAGAAAATAATATAGATTGTAATGACTTAGAAACAATACTCGTTGATTTTCAAATACAAAATATAAAACCGCACCTCAATTGCTATTTAGTTTTTAGAGTTGCTCATTAGCAACTCTTACACCTTATATTCTACTATATGTTTTTAGGTGTTTATACTGACATTTACTGACATTTCATGACATTTACTGACATTTCAACCTGCCTATTTCAATCAATGCTTTTTCTTTATATCTCATAGCCTGTCTTTCGTTGAATTGGTTCTCAAAAACCGAATGTGCTTGTTTGGCTGACATTCCAAGTAGGTATTCATAACGTAACATTGTACCGCCTATTTCTTCTGTTAGGCTATTGATCGTGTTGATTACATCGCACTTGTACTCACTCAATTCATCAATCCGTCTGCGTTGTTCTTTTTCTGTATCAATAAACCTTGCTACGCTATTTTCTAATCCGCAAGGAACACCGCCACCGCTCACTTTATCTTTGGAATAATCGATCGCACTAATCGATGTGATGTTACATCGTAGTTGTTCTATTTCTTTTGCAATTGACTTTATTTGTTCATCAACTGTCTTTGCAGGCTCAAGGTATTTTCTAGCACTACTGATTAATCTCTTTTCACTTTTTGTCGGTTCATTCAAATATTACTCACCACCCAACATAACACCAGCACCAAAGATAATTAACACAATACCAATTATTGCCTGTATAAATAGCATTATCGCACTTCCATCTTCATAATCATCAAAGTAATCGTCTAAAACTACTACTAAAACAGGCGAAATACACAATATCAATCCGATTGTAATTAAATTTTCAGCCATATGTTTATACCTCTGCTAGTTTTGCGTATATCCACGGAGTAACACAATATTCCACATTACTAACACTCCACGATGTAGCGCCATTATCAAAAGCATAGACTGTATTGTATTGTACTTTAGCAAAATATTTTTTAACCCAATTACATCCATCAAAACTAACTAATATAGGTGTATCAACCGCCACTTTCGACCAATCAACAATACCTAATTCTTCTGCAATGTTCATTATCTCGCCACATTCTAAACTAGGTAACACGCTTTTCAACTCAATATGTTTATATATTTCACAAAGACCGATACTCCTAAATAAACCATTAACTATAGTTGGTTCTCTTTTAGTTATATAAACATAGTCATCTAAACTACCAACTATATACCGCCACCCATCATCATATAACTTTTGTAGCACCCACTCTCTACCTTGTTTATCTGTGATCATACTCTACCCATTCTCCTTTATCTTCATTCCATTTGTACCACTTCACGTTTTTTACAAACATTCCGTTTTCTTGTAAATCATCTTGCATTTCACCGATACAAAATTCATCATCGCCACTTTCATAAGCCAGTTGCTTTAGAAGTTCAAATGCACTTTCCCATGTGTCATGCGGTGCTATGTAATAATCAGAATGTTCTGTATATCCGCTATATCTTAACATTTGTTATCACCTTGTTCATCTTTCCATCGCTTTAACGCATTGTTCCATTCTTCCTTACGCTCATTTTCAATGAAATTCATATACTTAAAGAGTGCTTCTCTTCGTACCATTCTTGTATATTCCTCTAATGACATTCGTCCGTACCTTAAATCGAACATACTTAGCATCATTTCAGTTTTTACATCGCCTATACAATATTCTACAAAAATACCATCTGCTCTATTTTTAATGACAGGCTTATATATATCGTTACCATGCACTATTGTTAACGCACTCGATAATAGTTCAAAATCTATCATAGTTACCTCTTATGATAAGGCGGATATTTCCCCGCCTATATCTATCCAACCAATACTTTAATTAAAACCGCAAACCCAAATATCAAAGCTACTAGCGATACCCCCATGATCGCATTGAAAAACAACTCTTGCATAAACCCAAATGCATTTCTATTAGCTTTTGCATCCCTATTAGCCATCGCTTTGAAGTCTTGTGTTTTCGTTTGTAGGTTTTCTATATCACCTGTATATGTTCTAATCGGTATACACATTTATTTACCAGCTTTCAATTCTTCAACTTCCGCTACTAATTGATTTACCAACTCTTCAAGTTGTTTGATTTTGCCTTTATGGTTAGTTTCATATTCACTACCTTTACCAAGTCTAAAAGATACACCTGCATTAATCATTTTGTTGGCCAATGTAGCACCCAAGCTAAACATTACATGCTCCGTTGGTGCATAGAACATTCCAAGTGCTACATCATTTGCGTTTTTGTAGTGGCCGTATCCTACCGCAAATGTTAATTTATCATCAGAATTGTAGCCTAGGTAATGCAACGCACTTAGTGCTGCATTAGATGCACCAGCTTTTGCTACTTCATGCATCACGTTTGAGATTTGACCTACTGTATTACGTTCTAAATCCGTAATGCGTGTTTCGTGGTTATTAATTCTATCCGTATTATTCAAAATGGCTTGGCTATTTTGCCCTTC